TAGATCTCGGTCAGGTTCTCCTCGAAGTCGAACGTCACCTCGACCGCGTTCAGGCCCAGCCGCCCCCAGTCGAGCGGGTTCGGCCAGCAGGCCGCGCTCGTGGTCGTCGGCGCGGTGGTGGTCGTCGTGGGCCGCTCCAGCCGCGTTACGTTGTAGCGCACGTCCAGGCTGTAGGTGGCCGGGTCCACCTCGTCGCACCGGAGCGTCCCCTGGATGCGGATGTCCTGGAACTGCTCCAGCATCCTCTCGGCCAGCAGCTCCATCGCCGTCTCGTCATCCGCCGGCCCGGGGGTCGGGTAGCTGGTGGTGTGCTTGAAGGTGATGTCGTTGATCTTCAGCGTCCGCTCGTAGCCCAGGCACTCGTATGCGCTCCCGGCCGGGCCGGCCGTCACGGTGAACGGCACCCGCGCCCAATACCAGCCCCAGAGCTTCTCCCCCGGCGCGAGCCAGGCCGAGACGTCCCAGAAGTACATCACGATGCCAGTCGAGAGGTTGATGGTCCAGTTCGCGCCGCCCCCCGGACGTCTCATGTAGGTCTTCACGCCAGCGTCCGTGCCGTAGTAGATGCGCGGCGCGTGCATGATTCCGCCCATGCCGGCCGGCACGCCACACTCGCAGACGTGGCGCCAGTCCTCGCATGATCCCTCGAAGCCCACGCTCCGGAACGTCCACTTCCGATACGGCTGGTTGAGCGCGCGGTAGGCGCAGTCGTATGCCTTCCACGGCGCGTTCACCAGCTCCAGCTCGCCCCCGCCGTTCAGGGCCGCGTTCGCGCACCCGTCCAGGTTCTCCGGCTTCACCTCGACCGTCCGGTCCGTCCCCTGCACCATGACGCTCGTGAAGACTCCGTTCAGCGTCCAGTCGAGCTTGTTGTCGAGCAGGGCGTAGCTCCGGCCTCCCTCATCCTGCCAGTGTCCAAGCTCGCCCGCCTCGATGTCCGTCTCGGGGAGTGACTTCAGGTCGCGCAGCACGAGCCAGCCCGTGGGGTCGATATACCAGCCGTAGACGCCGCCGTTGAGCGCGACGAGCTCCATGAGCGCCTGCGCGACGGGGGTGTTGTCGACGCTGAACTCTCCGCAGATGCTGTCCAGCGCGAGCCAGTCCGCCGCGGTGTAACCCAGGATGTCGTAGGCCGTGAGGTAGGTCCCCGTGCAGCAGCCGGCGGAGGAGTGGTGTCCGGGGATCCCGCTGCCCGCGGCCGGGACGCCGAGTGCGTGCTCCAGGATGTCCACGATGATCTCGCCGCAGGTCCACTGCCCGCCGTCGCGGTCCGGGGAGTCCTCGCCGCTCTGGCTGTCGCACTGGTAGCCGCGCCGATTCCAGATGTAGACGCCGCTGCCGTTGATGTTGACGGGCTCATTCTCCAGGCGGAACCGCCGCCCGTGGGCGAGGTAGGAGATCCCCTCGTCCGCGACGCCGCCCGGAGAGACCTGCGTGATGTTGCCGCGGAAGAGCGCCTGGCCCGTGTCGGAGCGCCGGACGATGACCCACGCCCACTGGGGGACCGGGTAACGGTCGTGGCGGTCCACGTAGGCCAGCTCGCAGGACCACGGCTCGACGTAGGACTGCGTCAGCCGCAGGGCCTTCAGGTCCGCCCGCAGAACGCCGTTGATGTAGACGTCAACGTCCATTCAGGACAGTTCCTGCGCGAACGTGAATAGGATGCTCGTGTGCCGCTGCTCGCCGTGAGCCGCCCGGGCCCCCGTCAGCAGCACATCACAATACGTCCCGCCGTTGGCAACGAGATCCACGGGCCTCGGCCCGATTGAGCGGACCAGGTTCTCGATCTCCGTTGCCATGTGTGTCGTCGTCACGACTCGCTCCGCGGTGACCCTGAACGTCATGTGCGCGCCCTTCGGCGGGACGCTCGTCCGGGATCCCCGCGCCCTGGGGATCTCGCGCAGGTCGTAGGAGCGCGACGCCTCGATTTCCATCCCGCCGCCCACGCCGAGCAGCACGCCGCCCGCTGTGTAGTCTTGCAGCGTTGACGTCCCCGCGTAGACGCCGGGGGTGGCAGGCACGGCGCCCCAGGCCGGCTCGCTCGACTTCTCCGGACACTCGAAGTCCAGGCTCATGTCCGCGAAGGCGTGACCTCGCACCGCGCCCGTCCCCATCAGGAAGACCGAGTCGCCGAAGACGTGCTGGTTGCCCCGGTTGTCCTCGCAGCCGAGATCCCCCGCCTCGGACACGGCCAGCGCCGCGAGCAGGTTGTAGATGTAGCTCTCCGCGTCGCCCAGGTTTGCCCTGACCCGCTGCGCCGTCACCTCGATGGAGAGGATGCCGCCGCCCGTGTCCATGATCGCCGCGGGGTCGCCCCAGGGGCGGTGCGTGATCGAGGGCCGCGCAGCGCTCGGTGTCCCGAACACGTGCGCCCCCAGCTCCACGTTCACCGTCCCGTCATCGAAGTATCCGGCCGCCATGTGTCAGCGCCTCGATGTGTTCATCTTCTTGATTGCCCGGCTCAACCGCTCCATCTCGGCCTTCGTGACCTTCTGGTTCTGGAGGATCCCCGCGAGCATCGGGAGCAGCTCGTCGCTGAGCACGCCCACCTGCTCCGGGAGTCCCTTCCCCTCCTCTGCGTCCTGCTCTGTCGGCCAGGCGGGGCCCTCACCCTTCCGGCCCGGCGCGCCAGCCTTCCCCCCGCCCTTCTCCGGATGCCGCTCCTCGTATTGCCGCCACTGCTCCGCGACCCCGGCCTCCGTCACTGCGCCGCTTTCCTCCCGCAGCCGTTTGGCCTCCTCATTCGCAGCCTTCAGATCCGCGATTGCCTGCTTCGGATCAAACCCGATTACCTTGTCGAACCCGACCAAGGCCGGCGACACGAACTTCAGGCCTTCCCGTAGCTCGAGGGCCTCGAGCCTCAAAAATCGCATAGCCGATGCAACCTTTGAGGCCGCGTTCACGCCGAACTCGGCCGCTCGCGCCGCCCCGGCTCCGAGGCTTGTCATCAACCAGTCCAGGGGTTCGATCCCCTCCGCGAATTTCTTGAGGCCGAGGTTTGTGGCGCCGGTCGCTTCTGTCAGCAGAAGCAACCCCACCACAAACGTCGCCAGCCCGGCCACGGTCCCGCCCGTCACGGTCAGCAGCGCCTTGACCAGGCCGATGACGCTCGCGAGGGCGCCGGCCAGGGGGCCGAGCACGGCGACGATCGCGAGCGTCACGGCGACGACCTTCAGACTGGTCAGGATGCTCTCCTTCTGCGCGTCGGTCAGATCCCTCACCCACTTGGCCGCCGCGCCGATCTTTGCTATGAGTTTTTCCAGACCCACCGCCCACGTGTCGGTGCCGAGGATCTGCTGGCCGAGGGTCTCCAGCAGGTCCCCGAACGTATTCTTCAGCCGGATCAAGCTGCCTTCCAAGCCCTCCGCGCGCCCCTTGGCCTGGTGGAAGCCCTTCGCCATCAGCTCCGTGACGATGGCCAGCTTCTCAGTCGGGTCCTCCGTCTGCCGCAACGCCGGCACGTAGCGCTGAAGGACCGTAAACTCCCCCTGCATCGCGAGCGCCGTGTAGCGCAGAGCCGTAGCGAGGTCCATCTCCAGCGCCTCTGCGAGCCCGATGGCGCCCTCGATCGCGTCGTCCATCTTGTCCGCGGTGATGCCGAGGTTCAGGGCGTTCGCGATCATCCCCTGCGTCGCCTCATCCCCGTAGACCGTGACCTTCTGGAGCCCGGCGGCCAGGTCCTTCATCCGATCGTAGGTTTCCGTCGAAGCGTCACCAGCGCCGATCAGCGCGTCCTTGAGCTTCCGGTCTGCCTTCTCCTGCTCCATGCTCTTGTATGCCACCGCGCCGACCGCTGCGGCCAGGCCGAGGAGCCCACGCCTGGCCGTGCGGGACGCGCCGTCGATGTTGTCCTTGAACTTCAGCAGACCCTTCTGCACGCCACCCAGGGTGCCCGTTACCTGGTCCCTGAGCTGCAGCAGGATGCCGTATTTGATCGTCTCAGCCATTATTCAGTGCCTTTCATCTCTCGCGCGATCGCGCGCTCGACCATGTCCCGTATCCACAGCAGGATCGGCCATGTTTCCCTCGGCACTGGCTGGCCGTGCGTGCCCAGCCAATAAAGGTCAACGGGGCTCAGGCCTGGGCAGGCGGCCTCGAGCCCCCCAAGGAGTTTTTTAGTTGCCAGAACACCCCCGCCGCGAGCCGCAGCTTGACGGAGATCGGGAGCTTCCCGAGTATCTCCGCGCGTTCGGGCGCATCAAGCTTTGTGTTCGGGACGGGCGGCTCTGCGTGGAACGCCGGAAGCGAGGAAAGCTCCGGCACGTGCCACTCGACGAGGGACGACGCGATGATGTCGTCCAGCAGCGTCCAGAGCTCGTTCCGGCGCGACGCGTCGAAATGCTCCCGCACGGCGGTCAGCGCATTCGACTCGTCCGCCCCCGGGCCCTGGGCCATGAGCACCTCGTAGATCTCCATGAGCAGGCCGAACCCGTGCCTCGCCTGCTCGTCGGCGCACGCGGAGACGAGCGCGTAGTCTGAGTCGCCAAGGTGCACCCGAGCCTTGTAGAACCCTTCGCTCTCGATCCACTCCGGGTTCCAGTCATTCAGGGTCTTTATTGCGTCACCGCGCATCTCTCTCCTCCTCCGGTTCAAGGCGGGAACCAGGGCCGGCCGGCGGAGAGAGATCCCCCGGCGCGGCCCGGTCCCGCGTTAGTTATTCGCCCGCGGTCGTCGTCGTTGCCTCTTCGAGCGTTGTCGTCACCTCTGCCAGCGTCGTTGTGGCCGGCCCAACGTCGACGCCGTATACGATGTCCTCGCCCTCGTATGTGCCGCTCTCCGCGACGCGAGCCTGGAGCGTCGGGCTCTCCTTGGCCTGGACGGTCGGATCGCCGTTCTCCTCGGACTCCTCGATGTAGCACGAGGGCAGGATGAGCTGGAAGATGTCATGGTTCGGGTGGCGGAAGAGCGCCTGGAACGTGACGTCGTGCCCGGCCCGGATCGCCTGGTTGAACCGGTCGTCGTTGTTCAGCTCCGTCAGCGCCAGGGAGATGACCCGCTGGTTCGCTATCGCGTGTGCGCGGACGGCCACGCCGAGCGCATCAACGTAGACGAACGGCGCCTCGCTGATGTTGTTCTCCACGGTGAGCGTGAACTGCTCGATGTCCATCACGTGGATGCTGTCGATCTGGATCTCCGCGTGACCGAACATGAACGGTGCGGGCGTGATGCCGCTGTAGTCCGGGACCTCGAGACCAACCTCCACCTCGTCCCGCCCGAGCATGTCGAGCGCGACCTGGACGTCATTGTCGCCCGTGCCGGTCGCGGTCAGCGTCAGCCTGTTGCAGACGCAGCCACGGTTCCGCCTCGGGTCCGGCGGCGTGTGGTGCTCGATGACATACTGCGAGAGGTCCTGGTAGATCGGGCTCGCCGGGACCGCGTTGCGGTCCAGCGCCATGTCGAGGAGGTAGTCGCCGATCTCGGGCCAGAGCAGCGTCGTAATCGTCCCGCCCACAACCAACCGGTCATGGATCGCGACGTGACGCCGGAAGTCCGCCGAGTAGTTCGTCGGGGGGACGTATCGCGGCGCCGTGGCCTTCGTTTTCATCCCGTCTCCGAGCAGCGGCACCCAGACCCAGTCCGGTGCGCCGGGCACGGCGCCATAGGCCGCGTCGTGCGCGCAGCGGCAGATTCGGACGTGCCGGCGCCATCCACCGTGTGATACTGGTCCTGGCATCTCATCTCCTCCTTCAGTCGAATCGAATCCATTCGAGCGTTATCGTGACGGTCGCCTGCCACATCAGCCGCGGTGAGTTCTCCCGCTCCCAGGGCTCCAGGCTGGCGCTTGCGCGGATGTTCTTGAGACCGGCGTCGGACAGCCCGAACATCGCCTCCCGGCTCTCTCGCACCTGCGCAAACGTCAGCGCGATCAGCTCCTCGTTCGCGTCCGGCTGTTGGCCGTCAGTCGTGATGAGCACGATGATCTCCTGGCGCATGTCATAGGCCGCGTTGTAGCGGTCGTCCGGCTCCACGATCCGGCCAGGGTGCAGCGCGTAGGCCGTGCACTCGGCCGGCTCGATCGTGAAGCGCTGCTGAAGGCTCCTATTGAACTCGAACCACGTCTTCACCCTGGACGCTATGTCCGCATCGGCCTTCAGCGCCGCCAGGACCGCCGCACGCCCGGTAGAGAGGAAGTTCGCCACGTCAGTCCTCCAATAGCTTCAGCGACGGGGGATTACCTCTCCCACTCCCCGTCAAGTTCTTTCTTCAGCGCACCGCCCAAGTAATCCCAATCGTCCTCCGTCATCCCCAGGTGCGGGTGGGGCTTGATCGTTGCGCTCCGCACGAGCACGAACAGCGGCACGCCGTCACGGCCCAGGACCGCGCGCCCGCCGGAGCCCATGATCGCCAGCCCTGAGAAGTCCCTCGGCCGCTTGCCGTAGCTCTCCGCCGCGATCGGGATCGCGAGCATCTTCGCCCGCTTCGGCCTCACCGTCCCGCCCTTCTGGAGCAGCCGGGCCCTGATGCTCGAGCTGCCCAGCCCCAGCTCGCCCTGGTCGGCGCGGCTGGATTCGTAGATGACCGAGTGGACGTATTCGCTATCGTGAACAGCGGGTGGTTTGCCGGGCGCGGCAGCACGGCCGAGCGGCAGGTGCGGCATGCTCATCTTCACGCGCCGCTGCCAGTGCCCGCCGAGATCCACGAGCGGCCTGCGCGGATGCGTGATCTTCTGGGCCATCCGCCGCAGCCGGTCCGGGATGTGCGCGTCCTCTACCTTGAACTGAATCACAGCGGCTCGTCCCTCCCGAACACGCGGCTCTTCCCCGAGTAATCCACCGTCGCCGCGCCGGGGCTCTCGGTCGGCAGCGGCAAAATCCCCAGGCTCACTGTGCCCGCCACGACAGCCTTCAGCCACGCGATGTCGTCCTCGTATTGCTTCCGCGCGTCCTCCGTCACGCTGTCCCGGCCGAGCTTCAGGAAGTAGGTGGCCAGGTTGATCGCCCGCGTGCGCAGGACGTCCGGGACCGGGCTCACCGGCACGCTGAACTTCATGCCGAGGTAGCTGTCGATGAGCGCGTCCGCATCGCTGATTGCCCGCGCCACGACGGCCGCGTCCACACTCCCGTCGCCATCGTGGTCCGACAGCGTCACGAGGTCCGCCTCGGACATCCGATTGATCAGATTCGCCTCTGTGCAGTAGGCCATCCGCGCACCTCAGAATGCGGGGTTCCGGGGCCCGAGCGTGGCTCAGACCCCGGGTTCCCACAAAATCCCTACGCAGCAGCGGTCGTGGTCGTCACGTCATCGTTGCCCCAGTCGCTCGCCTGGATCAGCCAGGGGGCGATGATGCCGAGGACGTATTCGACCGCGGCCTTGAACCGATAGCGATCCCGCTCGAAGACCTCGTCGCTGTCTCCGGTGGTCTGGCTATCCGTCCGAAGCGCCTCGCGAATGTCGAGCAGGATCGGTTTGATCCCGCCTGTCTCCGGCACCGTATGCTCTGTGCCTTCGCGGCCGGGCAGGTTCTCGACGTTGTAGGGGTCGTCGTCGACGACGAACCAGTTCCGGCAGCCGACGCCGAACCGCGGCAGCACGAGCAGGTCGCACCGCTTATACTGCCGGTTCCCGGTAGCGGCGATCGTCTGCACGTTCAGGATCGTCTCCCCCATAGCCCGAAGCGCCGGGCCCACAACGAGCAGCTTCGGCGAGAGGCCCATCGGCTGGTTGTTCGGCATCAGCCGCGTCTCCAGGTGGAGACAGGCCAGGTCGAAGTTGACCGGATTGAGGGGCAGATGCTCCAGGTTGTCATACGCCACGCCGCCAGGCCAGACGTGCGTGTCCGAGAACACGTTTTGGCCATCGGGGGCGTAGATCCCGGCGAACCCGGCGAGCAGCGCGGCCGCGACATTGCGCTGCGCATGGGTGCTCCCCATGACCGCCATCTGGTCGATTGGCCCGTTGTAGATACCCACCTGGTCGTCCCGGATGTCCTTCCGGTAGATCCAGAGACCGCCCGCATAGACGATCGGGTCAAAGTTTTGAATCATCGCCCAGATGTTGTTCATGTAGAGCTCATCCGTGAGCGGGACGAGGTCGCCGAGGAATCCCGTCATGGGATACTGGGTAGACCTCGTGACGCCCTGCTCCTCGTGGATGAGCCGGCTGACGCCTGGCACCGCCACGTTCGCGGCCGCCTTGAGAAACCGGGCGTTCAGGGCCGTGAATACGGCCGCAATGTTTCCCTGTGTGATTTCCATCTTCGCCTGCCTCCAAGAAGTTCTATGTTTCAGTCAGGGGGATGGGCCCGGGGGAACCGGGCCCGTTCCCGTTAGCGTCACGCTTGGCCTGTCGTCGTTGTCGTCGCCTCCGCTGCAGTCGAGGTGACGATGCTCTCCTTGCTCGTGCAGTGCGTCCGGCAGTCGATGCTCATCTCGATCTCGCTGGCGGAGATAAGCCGATCCATCCGCCCGCAAAGGATCTCGTGAGTGGTCGAAGCCGGGACCACCGCCACCGTCTGGTCGTCGACGATGTAGCAACGGCAGCTCATGTAGGCCTGCGCCGCAGCATCCTCACTGACCACACGGACGCGCCCGCGCCGCTGGACCTTGATGTAGATGTCGCCGTCGTCGCCGAGCCGGTTGTCCGCCTCGTCGTTCGTCAGGCGCTGGTGGCTGCCGTTGACGTCGCACGGGTGCATCGCGATCCCTTCGAAGACGTAGTACGCCTCGTCCGCCGCGGGCACCGCGAAGCCACGGAAATTGCTGCAAACCAGCGCGCCCGGAAAGATGCGCACGCCGGCGGCCACCGGCATCAGCAGCGTGTCCGTCTGCAGCTGGTGCGTCAGGGCCTTGCCTGAAGTAAGGGCTGCCATTTGTTCTCCTCCTGAGAATCTTCGATATGTGTCATCAATCCGTCTCGGGGCCTGCCCCGAGTATGTCGAAGGGTCAGCCCGCGGCCACGAACTCCTCGGGCGTCAGGTTCATTTGCGCGCAGAGCGCGGCCTCCACGTCTGTCAGAGCCCTCGGTCCGCCCACGCCCGGCTTGTTGCCGTGCGCCGGCGCGTCCGTCTGGCTCGGCAGCGAGTTCACGAGCGCCTCGGTCGCGGCCAGGTCGTTCGTCGCCATTGCCAGGAGCGCGTCCCTGTGCGCCGGCGCGATCTTGCCGTCCGTGATCGCCTTGTCCGTCAACGCCTCGGCCTCGCTCGCGCGCCTCTGCGTCTGAAGCTCGCCGATGGCGTTCAGCACGGCGCCGTCGTCCGCGCCGTCCGCGAGCCCCAGTTTCGTCCGCACCGCGCTCGTGCCGGCGTGGAGCTGCAGGCCCATGATCTTCGCCTTGACCGCCTTCTCTTCGGCGCCCTTCTCGATGCCGAGCAGCGCTGCGATCGCATCGTTCACGATCGGCTGCCCGGCTACCTGCGCCTCCAACTCCGTCACGCGCGCGGCGTTGGCCACGAGCGCCTCCGCCATCGCCTTCCCGTCCTCGCTCAAGGTGAGCCCGAGGCAGGAGGCAATCTCCTCGGGCTGCTTGCCGAGGCTTTCTGCAAGAGCGTTTATCCAATCCATGCTCTCGTCTCCTCCTTCTAATGGGCCGGGGGCTTGCCCCGTGCCAGGTTTTGCGCCGGCTTCCGTGCCCGCGCCAATCATGCTCCGATCGTTCAGTGCTTCGAGAGACGTCATGAACGGCGTATTCGTCAGCGCCACGCTGTGCACCTGCATCAGCACCGCCTCGCCCGTCACCGGGTCGGCGGCGTTGAACCTCAGCACGGGGCTCAGGTAGCGATACTGGCGCGATGTAATCATCAGCCGCGCCTCCTCGCTCCACGGCTGCACGCGCCCCCACAGCTCATCCTCGCCCGCGCGCAGCTCCATCTCCTTGATCCAGCCCGCAGCCGGCGCGCGAGGGGCCATCCCCGTAGACGCCAGCACGCTCTGGTGATGCCAGTCCACCGCGATGTCAGTCCCGTGGCCCCGGTAGTTCCGGTCGAACGCGTCCTTCGCGGCCACCAGGTGCGCCGGCGTAATCATCTCCGGACCGGCCGGATGACCGCGCCACTCGCCCAGACGCGCGATCATGACCCACGGCGGTGCGTCCTCGGGGATCTCCTGGTTCAGCGTCAGCTTGTTTGCCGCGAGCTCGTCGCCAGCAACCGTTGAATTCAGTTTGACAACCATTCAAATCCTCCCTGTCCTGAGCCCATCAAAGAGCTTCAAAGCAACTCCGCCACGTGCGCCAGGCTGCTGAGTAGCGCCAGGTCGCCCCGGCCTTCGTCCGTCGTGGGCGCCCCGCCTTGGCTCGAGAGGTAGAACGCGTCGCCTGGGTGGAAGAGGAAGCCCGACGGCGCATCTAACGGCGCCGGGTCAGGCTGGCTCAGGGCCGCATCGAGCCCCTCCGCCCCCACCTCGTCCGCGGACATGCTCACGACCTCACACTGGCAGCCATGATGGATCGGCGGCCAGTAGGTCGCGAAAAACCCCCCGTCGAGCGGCGCGACGTTCCCGCACAAAGGCGCGCAGATGTCGCACGGCGTGTGGCAGAGCCACTGGCCGTAGGGCCGCACGTCCCGGTCCTGCTGGACCCGTATGTATTGGCCCGCGTTCTGTGCCGTCCAACGGTTGTTCCGGTGCACGAGCCGCGCCTGCCACGTCGGCATCTGCCCCGCGCCCGCCTCGGCCGACTCCGGCACGGAAAGACCCGCATTCTCCATCCGCTCCAGGAACTGGTTCTCCGTCTCGCCGGCCTCCAACACCTGCGTCAATTCGCTCGCCACCCGCGCCGTCTGTCCCTCGTCCAGTCCCGTCACCCACCAGGCCCGCTGCTTTCCGGCCGGGCTCAAGGCCTTCCAGGCATCCGGCGTCGCAATCCGCTTCTCGCCGAGGAACGACAGCGCCAGGCGGTCCAATATCCTCCACGGCGTCGCCTCCGCCTGGTGCAGCCTCAGGGCAAGCGCCTGCGGTGTGCACCGCCACAGCCTCGCCTCCTCCTGGAACGCCACGTCATGTATCAGCTCTCGTGCAGTTTGCTGTTCCCCTCGCCCTTCCGTTCCCGCCCTGGCGGGCAAGCTTCGTGCCCCCGCCTCGGCGGGTAAACTTCGTGGTGAGATCTCGTTGCTGAACATCCCCGGGCCCCTCGCCGGCGGCTTGAGCACCGGCTCGTCTCCCTCCGGCTCCGGGATGTTGAACTTCTCCCGCACCCAGGAGATCGGCACGGGCATCCCCGCCTCCGACAGCACCTTGATCGTCGTCGCGAGCTGCGGCAGATCCTCGGGCTCCGCCAGGGCGGTTTGCCAGACAGGACACGGCGCGTTCGGGCCCTTGTTCAGCCGCACGATCGGGGCGATCAACTGCTGCGTCAGCGTCTCATCCAGGGCCCGCGCGTCCGTCTCCGTCAGATCCCCTCGCACCTGGTTGTGCACCTGACCCAGCGCATACGACCCGCCACCTTCACCGCCGCTCGTCAGGAGCTGGCCCAAGACTGCCTTGGTCATCTCCTTCTCGGCGAACTCCAGAATCGACTGAAAGACCTGCCCCTCACCCGTCACACCCACGCTCGGGAACTCTATCTTGTTCCCCTCCCTGAGGAGGATGCTCATGTCCATGCCCATTGACGCCAGGGCGCTCTTGAACGCCTTCGCCTCATCGGAGTCCCACGGGATACCGTCCCGCAAATAGCCTGCCCTCAGCGGCATGCCGTAGACCTCTACGAACCCCAGCCAATCCTTGACGCCATACTGCCGCATCACGAACGGCCGCACGCAGCTCTTCAAGAGCGACCAGTTCGGCAAGAACCCGCTCCGCGCCCGCGCGCTGTGCACGATGAAGTTCAACGGATTCAGCGGGATCTGCTCGTCATACTTCTCGCCCTTGAGGAACAGCGTGTAACCATCGTCTCCCAGCGTGAACCATCGCTGCGGCCGCCAGGTCAAGGTCGTCGGACGCCACTCGCTCGCGCTCGTCTCCCAGCCCACCTCGAGCACGGCGAATCCCTTCGGCACAGCGTCCAGCAGGTCGAAGATCGCGTTGCGCAGCCCCGTGATCCCATCCATCATGTCCCGCGCATACTCGGCGGCCGCCTCCGCCTCGCTGCTCTCGTCCGCCGCCAGGATCTCGTGGCCCAGGCTCGCGACCGCGTTCTTGCGCGTCCGCAGGTGGCCGTCCAGCTCACCGTCCCGCTGCTCCATCTGCTCAAACAGCTCGCACTGCGCGGCGATGTCTCCCGTCTCCGCCTGCAGCAGCCATGCGCGGATCTGCGACGGCGCCAAGTTGATCCCCGTCAGCTCGCTCTCGATCCGCCGCGTCCCGGACGGTATCGGCTGTGCGATCGGTCCCTTATCTGGCTTGCTCTTGGCCATAGGTCTACACGCAGGCGAAGTCAGTCCGCCTCTCGAGGCTCATGTATTCCAGCTTCCCCGCCTGGGGGTTGAAGCTGTTCGGCAACATCTCGTCACATCCCGCCAGCGCGTCCGGTCCGTCCACGTATCCGTCCGGGTAGCTCGTGAGCTGCTCCTGCAGCTCCCGCACCCCCGCGTTCGGGTTCGAGGGAAACAGCCACCGGCCGTCCTCCATCTGCGGACCCAGCGTCTGGATCCGCACGTCCTTGTTCTCCGAGTGGTTCACGTAGCGCACCGGTAGATACGCGCCGTGCGTCCGCATCTCCAGGATCGGCTTGATCAGCGCGTAGCCGCCGTTCTCCTCGACCCCAATCAGATAGGGGTTGAACCGCGCATTGAACTCCACCAGGCGGTCGACCATGTCCAACGCCGTCCCGCGCGCGATCCACGCGTCGAGCACGAAACGCCGCCCCGTCTTCTTGTGCGCACCGACCGCAATCAGCGCCCTCGGACACCCGGTCGGCGCCTCACTGATCGCAGGGTCGAGGAACATCACGACGAGCAGGCTCGAAAGGTCGAGGTCCTCCTCCTTGTAGCTCCTCAGCCACGCCGCCTGGAACGGCTTGTCGGGATCCTCGGCGATCAACGCGAAGTTCCGGTTCCAATTCCGCAGCCCGATCTGCGCACGCGTCCGCTCCAGCGCGCCGTCTGGGAACCGCTCGGGCCAGACACTGTGTCCGTCCTCAAGTGCCGGCTGCCGGAAGAGCCGGCCCAGCGCGCGCCCGCCCACGGGTTCCTTCGCGGCCAGCTCCTTCGCCCCCTCCATCATGCAGCCCGGACCGAACATCGTCCCGAGCACTGTGAACGCGTAGCGCTCCGGCTCCAGCGCGGGCAGCACCTCCTCCATCATCCAGTCCCAGAGCTGCTTCTCGCGCCGCGGGTTGCGCGCGAGCTCCGCATCCTCAAGGTCGTCGCCCACAAACTCCAGCGGCCGGTGCTCCCCGAACCGCCGACCGCGCGGGCTCATCCCGATGCCGAACGCCTCCATCTTCGCCGCGCGCAGCGCCCACTGGCCCTTCTCGTTTCGCACCTTCGGCAGGGTCACGACCCACTCGTTCTCTTCCCCCTCCGTCGTCAGCGCGCCATAGTCGCACTTGATGCGCGGGTTCCCCTCGAGCTCCAGCCGCACGTAGTCCATGTTCTGGGCCGCGAGCCGCTGCACGCGCGCGCCATACAGCGCATACGGCAGCCGGCGAGCCAGGACCTCCCGGAGTGGGCGCGCGAGCGCCAGCAATACGCTCTTGCCCGCGCCCCTGAACGCCGCCACGAACGTCGGCATCGCGGGCTCGCCGGCCGCCTCTACCATCCGCTTGTGAAAGCGGGCGAACGGGCGGTCGAAGTAGTGTGGCAGGTAGGTGCGACACCAATCCGTCTCTGCAGCCGGATCAACGAATGGCAGCGCCTTCCGTCCCGCCACGGCGGGATCCGACATGTCCTCGAACGGCGGCGCCTCACGCTGCTGCCGCTCGTGGATCCGCTGCCTTCTTACCTCATGCTCTCTGGACCACTTGTCCGTCACGCCGTCGCTCCGTTTTCCCTCTCCCCACGGGAGAGGGCAGGGTGAGGGACTACATCAGGATGTGTCTGACACGCGTCGAGATCTCCGCGAGCAGCTTGTAGCGCTCCACCGCACTCGCGAAGTCGTCCGCCGCCGCCCTGATCTGGTCCGGGTCGATCTCGCCGAGCGGCGTAATCCCGCTCGCCAGCCTCACCAGGCTCTCCTGCGCGTGCGTTGCGGCCGCCTCAGCCGCCTCCCGGTCAGTTCTGACGCCAACCGCAAACTTCTCCAGCGTCTCTCTATCTGCCATCGCCATGCCTCCGGTTGCACTCTTCCTTCGTCACCAGCCGCGGCATCCAGTCCCGCAGGTTGTCTTTGATCTCGCGCACATCTTCGATCAACGCCTCGAACTTCGCGGCCATAACCGGCACCTGGTCCACGGCAGGGTTGCCCCGCTGCAGCCGCGCCTCGTGCGCATCGAGCCGATCGTTGACTCTCTGCTGCCAGGCGCCGATCTTGAACGCCACGAGCCAGCCCCCGACGACCCCGCCAAGCAACGCGCTCAGGCCCGAGATGACGATCTGAAGCCATGCGCTCACCGTGTGCCCTCCTTGAGATCCGCGATGAACTCGTTCACGACCCGCCGCATGACCGCGAGGTCATCCGCGCCGAGCCGAGTCTCGAACCACTCCGAGAAACGGTCCATCGCTACCATGAGCTGCAGCGAGTCGCCGAACAGCGTGATGGTCTTGTCGAGGCTGCCGAGGAGTTTCGTCAGGGAGTCCGCCCAGGCGGGAGTCGTCATGCTTTCGTCGTGGGTGAGGCGGCGAAGACGTTTGATGAGCGCGCCGATCACGTCGCGCAGATCGGCCAGGTCCCCTGCCGGCGGCTCGCGGTCCCAGGATCGCCCCGCGCGCTCGTCCGCCGACTTCCATCGGGAGATCGTCGAGACGGACACCCCCAGCTCAGCGGCGATCTCCTCGAGAGACAGCCCGGCCGCATATCGCGACCTGGCCCTCGGCTTGAGGTCCTGCTTCGACGCGGGCACTTGTCCCCTCCAGGCAATTGGCCCGTCTACACGGTTCGGACCGGCTCACCGGCGGTCCTGTATCAGATAATCTTATACGCTGGCAGATGCGATGTCAAGTCCCAATGCACAAAAAAACCGGGGGTGGCGACCCGCCAGGCCCGGCTCAACACTTCGGGATGGACGCCGTTACCTCACCATTACCCGTGATACCACCAAGCTGCTGTCTTGCAGCCAATGATGATAGCCACGCCAAGAAGGCAGAACACGACGCACCCTTCAGCAGCCCCCGAAGACAAGGATAGCAGGCCGACGATGATGAACCCGCCCCCAACGAGCTGCCCCGTCTTCCACTCCTTCGACGTCTTCTCGATGGTCTGCACTCGCCCCCCCACATAGTCCGGCTCCGCACTCATCGGGCAAGCGCAACCAGGGCATGCCTCTGCCTTGTCGGAAATCTCTCGTCCGCACTCAGGACACTTGATTAGCGCCATCCGGCCCCCCTTATGTTATTACTGCCCCTTCTGCCGCTCTACTTCGCGACTCCAGTCTATCCGACACCCGCATCCGTGGCAATGGCCTGCGTACTCCTTTAGCTCCGCATAGCAGTTAGCACAGTGCCACGCCGTGCGCGAAATCCCCCCTACCACTGCGGAGGACGGCCCCGGATGAGCTACCTCATAGGTGGCAGCCTCCTCGGTCACCTTCATCGCTCCGAGGCCGCTCAATAGCCACGATGCTGGTATGCCCAATCGCTCTTCGGCCCGGTGCGCGACATTGCGCGTGAAGGGTGATTTGCCGCTGATCAGTGCAGAGAGGTAGCCCCGGTGGTATCCCATCTTGTTAGCGGCATCGCCTTTGGACATTTTCAGACGCGCGATTCCCTGCTCCAACCGCTTGCCTGGCGTAGCCGTTTCAGATGTCTCAGATTTGGGGCTTGACATTGGCCCGCTCGTCATGTAAGATCTATCCGTGGTGGCGGACGCCACCAGAAGCCTCAATAGGATACAGGAGCGGCGTATGAGTGTCAATACCAAAACCCGACGCGCAAAAGACCCGGCCAGCGAGGCCCCGCGTATCCGGGCCTTCTGCTCCCGCAATGGTATCTCCCGAAGCGCCCTGGCCGAATCCGTCGGCACCGGGCGCCGATACATCTCGGACGCCCTCCACGCGGACACCAACGGGAAGGCCGTCAGTGCGGCCCAGCTCGAACGTATCTGGGCCGCAGTGCTCACGCTCGCGAGGCAATCGGCATGAGCGAACACACGGACCTGATGACCTTCGAGGACGCAGCACAGGAGCTCGGCATCACACTCCGCTCTGTCCGCCGACTCGTCCGCCTCGGACGCCTCCCCTCAGAGCCCATCGGCAGACACCCCAACGGCAAGGTCGCGCACGGGATACCCCGTAGCACCCTGAGCTTGTCGAAGGACCTGGTCTGTGTGGCACAGCCGCCCTCGGCTGTGAGGAACGCCCCCATACCCGACCGTGTCCCGCTCACACACGACGGACTCCCCGACGTCGCCGCCATGCGCGCCCTCGGACTCGACTCACACGCGGACGAGTGGGACCGCCGAATGCGCATCGTCGCGGAATACTCCGACCTCCGGATCCGCGCCCCCCACGGAGGCAAGCGCGCCGCCGCACAGCTCGTCGCCCAGAAATACAGCGAAAGCCTCTCCACCATCTACCGCTACTGGAAGGACTGGCGCGAGGGCGGCCCGGCCGCACTGCTCCCGGCCTGGCAGACACAGGCCGGGCGGACCACCCTCCCGGCCGATCTCCAGTGCCAGGTGCGCGAGTTCTGGCTCAACTCACGGCGCGCATCCGTCGCCCAGGTCTACAAGTCCGTCGTTCTGCCCTACTATAAGGATATTAATACGCAACCCCCACACCGGAGCACGATCGCCCGATTTCTGCGCAAACACGTCCTCCCGCTCGAAAAGACCTTCTGGCGCGAGGGCCGGCGCGCATACCAGGCCCAGGCAGCCCCGAAGGTCGTCCGCGCACTCCCCACCGAACCTAACGATTGGTGGTGCGCGGACCACCGCCTCTGGGACGTCATGGTGGTCGTCCCTGATGGACGCGGCGCGGGGTGGGGCAGACACGATAAGCTCTCATGCCCGTGCGGCTCCGGACGCGAGCGGCGGCGCTGCTGCTCCGTCCGACGCCCCTGGCTGACCATGATCGTAGATATCGCGAGCGCCGCATTCGTCGGCTACCGGATCAGCCTGGTCCCCACGGCCGCCGGCGTCTGCCACGCAATCCGATCCGCAATCCTGGACTACGGCGTCCCCCGCCATTTCTACCGCGACAATGGCCGCGAGTTCACAGCCCGCCGACTCGGTGGCCGCGCCGACAGGCTACTCAAGCCCCGCAGGACCGACCTCGAGAGCCGGCAGCAGTGGCCCTGCGCTGTCCCCGCCGACGTCGAGCAAAGCGGCGTCTGGAGCGCCCTCGGCGTCGAGGTCGTCACGGCCCTCCCTTACCACCCCTGGTCCAAGCCGATCGAATCGATATTCCATGCGTTCTCCCAACAGTGGGAAAACCTCGTCCCCGGCTGGAGCGGGCGCGACGCGAAGCAGAAGCCGGAAGCCCTCGACTCGCAGATCCGCTCAGGCTCGCTCCTTCTACTCGATGAGTTCGCCCAGGTCTTCGCACAGGAGCTCGCCAAGTGGCACGCGGACCACGTCTGCGGCGAGCGCGCGCAGACCCCCGATGCCTTCCACGCGGATTACTTGCCTCGCGCCGTCGACCCGGCTACCCTGACCTTCCTGATCCAGGACGTCAGGGAGCGCGTCCACGTCGAGCAGTCCGGCATCTTCCTCCAGGCCGGGGGCACCGTCATGCGGTTCTGGACCGACGATCTCGCCTTGTATATTGGCTGCGTCGTCACCGTCCGATGGGACCCGGACGACCCCCGGTGCATCTGGGCCTACACGCCCGACAAGAAGGTCGTGGCGGTCCCGCCGGCAACCGACGCCGAGTGGGGCGCGTGGGGCGAGCCCAACGCCGCATCCAAACGCGCAGAGCGCATCCAGCGCAATTTCCTCAAGGCCCGCGCCTCCGAGATGCGCGGCGCGACCCCCATCGAGCGCCTCGACCCCGTCGGCGCCGTGGCGCTTATCCGAGACCGCCAGGCGGGCATCGCAGAATCCGCCGTCTCCCGCAGCGCCGCCGATGAGCGCCTGCGCGAACTCGCCGACGAACAGCAACGCGCCCTCGAAGACGCGAAGTCCAAGAAGCCTGAGAAGTATACCACCGTCTACGACGACGAGCTCTCGAAGATCGCCTGACCAGGTGGAGAGAGGGAATGGCCCATAAGTGGACGGATGAGGAGCGAAAGACGGTCCGCGAATGGTCGGCCTTCGCCGACCTCCACGGCATGAGCCGCGGCGACCAGTGCCACTTCCTGCGGGTGAGCGGCGCGACCATCAGCCAGCTCTACAGCGAGACATATACCGGCCGCGTCGCCCGCATCACCGAGCAGATGCGGCGCCACCTCCGCCGCGAGCGCCTTCGTGCCCTCGCGCCCCAGCCGCCGCCGTTCGTGAAGACATCCGTCGTAGATGAGGTTGTCCGCGCCCTCGGCATCGCCCAGCAGGAGCGCGTCATCGTCCTCCTCCTCGGGCCAACAGGCGTCGGGAAGACCGTCGGCATCCGCCGCTACTGCGATGCCGAGCCGGACACCATCCTCTTCACCGCCGGCATCGGCGTGAGCCCCTGGAGCGTTGGCCGCGAGATCGCGACGCAGCTTGGCATGTCATCCCACATGAATGTCTACCAGCTGCGCCAGGCCGTCGCGAGTGACCTCCGCACCAGACCCCGCCTGGTCGTCGTCGATGAGATTGATTACGCGCACGAGCCCGTCGTCCAGTATCTCCGCATGATCCACGACGAGGGGGGCGTCGGCATGGTCTTCGCCGGAACGGCGGCATATCTCAGGCGTCTGCGGGGCTATCGCAGCGCAACGGTCCGCCAGGTCCTGGGGCGCATCAAGCACGCCGTCCACCTGCCCCCTTGCTCTGATGATGATCTATCCGCCATCCTTGCGCCGTATGACCTCGCCGAAGAGGCCCTCGAGGCCATCGTTGATGGCGCGCACGGCGAGGCCCGCCGCGCCGTCAACTGTATCGTCGCTGCGCAGCGGATGAACGGGAAGCACGGCATTTCACCCGAGCTCGTGCACCGGGCGTACGAAACCCTCATGCCGTGGGAAGATTGATTTGAGACGTTACCTGTCCAGGAGGAGAGAGAGGCTTGCCCGCCGTAGCCCCGCCCGTAGCGGGACGAGGGCGGCAGGCGAAGAAGGGAGCTGAGTGAGATGGGTAAGGACAAGAAGGACGTGCCGGTGGAGTTGAGCGTGCGGGTGACGTTTGGCGAGCCCCTGCTGGGGACGGCGCCGCTGGACCCGGAGATATTCAAGGCATACGTTACGAAGGGAATCCTTTCCGAGGAGGAGGAGGTGGGGAGCTTGCCTGGTGTGGATGAGGATGAGAAGCCGGAGGCGGAGCGCAAGCCCAGCCAAGTTACGGGCTTCCACCGAGAGAATGGGCATATCTTTCTCTATGACTACCAGGTGAAAGGGTTCTTCAAGGACGCGTGCGGGTCGTTGAAGCGGGCTGGATACACGATGAGCAATCCATTCACGGCCTACAAGAAGAAGATCGACGGGCTGGTGTTCGTGGAGCCGCGGCGGATCCCGATCGCGTTACCGGATGGGTGCGACGTGGAGAGCATCGAGATCCTGAGCCGGCCGCTGAGGGCCAGCACACCGCAGGGGGACAGGGTTGCGATCGCGTCCTCCGAGGTAGCGCCGGCGGGCTCGACGATGGAGTTGCGGATTAGCTCGTTGAGTCGGGCAGCGCTGCCGGCGGAGCTGGTGCAGGAGTGGCTCGGCTATGGCGCGCTGCGCGGTTTTGGCGCGTGGCGCAATGCCGGCTACGGCCGGTTCACGTGGGAGGCTCTTTCGCAAAGCTAAGGCTGGGCGGCGCGAGGCACCGCCGTGCGAGGCAAAGGCAAGGCCTGGCATAGCGTAGCAAAGGCTGGGCGTCGCATGGCGGAGCCAGGCGCGGCGATGCGCGGCGAGGCAAAGCAAAGGCCTCGCACGGCGATGCATCGCAGAGCAAAGGCGGGGCAAGGCAAGGCGGTGCAAGGCAAAGGCGGGGCGGAGCAACGCCGTGCGAGGCAAAGGCAAGGCAAGGCTTTTACAGGAGCTCAGAGGAGGAAGAAGATGGCAGCCGAGATTGACCAGGGTGGGATGCACTACTCGGAACCCGACGCGGTCGGGTGCCTGAGCGCCCTGGTGAGGCTCGGCGGGCGGGCGACGTCGAGGGAGATCCGCCGGTTCCATGACCGGGAGGCGATCCACACGAGCATCAGCAACCTCCGGGAGTATCTGCGGCGCCAGGGCTACGAGGGCGAGACGGTGAGGACGGTCTGGATGGAGTGGCGCGGGAGCGGGCGGAAGCGGCCAGTCTATCACCTGCGGCAAGACGTGCTACAGGGGTGCGCGCCGAAGCAGTCCACGCTATTCGAGACGGCGCAACGGTTCACGGATTAGCCACAGAGACACAGAGATCACAGAGAACGGCATGAACGGGATGGACGAGGTGGAGGTGGAGATGGCGAGGCGGGCGCAGCGGTCGGCGGAGGAGAGGGACAAGATTCTACGCGCGATCAGGGCGTGGCGTGCGGAACTGAGCGTCCGAAAGACGCGTGACGATTCCGAGAACGAGAACGGAAGGAAGGGCGATGGAAAAGGTAAAACACGACTGTGGCCAGAAAGGCGTTGAGGCGCGGGAAGAGACGAACGTTGTTGCGCTGGGATGGATCAAGAGCGCACTCCTGGCGATAGGGCGCCGACAGTTGGAACTCGATGCCCTGGAGAACCAGATGGAGGCGGAGATCCAGGCGGTGAAGGCTCGCCACTCGAGGCGGATGGGGACGCTCCAGGAGACGATCAAACGCGGCGCGGAGCTTCTGGAGAAGGACGTTCGGGGCGCGCGTAAAAGCCTGTTCAAACGGGTCGCAAAGAGCATTAGATGCCTGTTCGGGCGGGTGGGGTTCCGGGCCGTCCCAGGCTCCGTCTCCCTGGCGAAAGGAACAAGCGAGGACGAGTCGGTGCGGCTGCTCCAGGCACGCGGGCTGGACCACATGGTGCGGACGCGCCTCGAGGTGAACAAGGCCGCCGTGCAGAGCGGCCTGGCGGCCGGCGAGGTGGACGATAAGACGCTCCACCGCTGCGGTCTCACCATCAAGAGCCCCGGCGAGCAGTTCTTCTACAAGCTCGACCGGGCCGAGATCGAGAAGCAGAACTGATGGCATACACGACCAACCATCTGCGGCGGGCATACTTCGCGCTCTGCAAGAGCTTGGGGGTGAGCGAGGATGACCGGCACGCGTTCAACCTCAGCCGCGTCGGGAAGGAGTCGACGAAGGACTGGGGTCGGCGGGACTGGAAGGACGCGGTCGCGGAGCTCCAGCGGATGGCGGGGCAGCGCTCGAAGCCGGGCCGGCCACGGCTCCGCGCTGACAAGCCGTCCGAGGTGTCGGTCGAGGACGGGATGTTCGCGACGGCCAGGCAGTGCGAGATGATCGAGGATCTCTGCGACCAGGTCGAGTGGCGGGCCGGGCGCGAGGAGGGGCCGAGGGCCTACGTGCTCAAGCACTTCCTCCAGGACAAGAAGTTTGAGCTCGTGAAGAAGCGGATCGGTAAGGAAGGCTGGACGGCCCTGCCGAGGGACGTGGCGAGCGCGCTGATCCAGGGGCTCAGGACGATGAAGAACTTCTACCCAGTGTGCGAGGAGTCTCCATCCTTCGCGGAAGCTTCGGGGGACAAGCAATGAGCAACGATGTCGAGACGCTGATGACGGCGAGGCGTGGCCGCCTCCGGGCGGTCCCGGCCAGGGACTACCGGGAGGATGACAATCCCACCTACAACGCGCAGTACTCTGTGCGGCGCGGGGCAATCGCGGACGGCCGGTCCGTCCTCCTGACCCGCGCTCGGCTCGTGAGGGACGGGATCCGGAGCGTGTCCGAGGTCTGCAGCGTGACCGAGCTGACGGCGATCGCCATCATCTCGAGAGAGATGCATGTGGGCGCCGCGAGGATCGCGCGATGGGCCGAGCGCGGGGTCCACAACGCCGCTATCTGGGCCGCCTGGCAGAAGGTCGTCGACGCCCTCACGACGCCCGTATGCGCGAAGACATCAACAACACTACCTACTGTTCTCTCGCACTGGCGTAATCGCGTTGGCCTCAGCCTCAACGCTGCCAGCCGGCGATGTGGGGTCGCGTCCGGCACCTATTCCGCCTGGGAGAGAGGCGAGTCCATACCCCAACCCCACAACATGGAGCGGCTCAGGAAGATGCTCGGTCCCATCCCCGACGACGACGCCGAGGACGAGGACGACTCCCTATAACCTCGAGGTGACACTGTGGCATTCGAACAATCCCCAATCGAGACCGTTACGCTGCCCCCGGGCGCCAGATTCTGCGCGACCCCTGACTGCGACCACATCGCGGACGTCGCCGTATTCCGCCGCGGCAACAAGATCATCACCCTCGAGTGCATGCACTGCTACTGGACCGACCTTCAAACCGAGATTCCCGTCTCTGACCGCCCCCAGGCTGTGGCAGTTCAGGCCTCACCCGACCCCGCATAGCCTGATGTCCGTCACCTGTCCTTTGTATGTCCGTTGCCCTCCATAGACCGCCACGCCGCCCCGATGCCAGCCTTCCCACCAATTCGCCCCCTGGCGCCCCACGTCGCGTTGTGTGCCCCTTTCAATGGCCGTTTGAAGCCCCTTCACTATGG